TATGAACAGAAGCTGGCTTCCTTCCAGGGCAAAGACACCAATATTAATGAAATCGGGAAGGTCGGAGAAGTCGGCAAGATCAATGATGAAGTCGATATTTCCGAAGAAGACATCAAGCTGCTTCGTGATATAGCTGAACAGAAATTCGTCCAGAACTTCGTGACGCTGACGCCGCAGGTAACGCTGACAGATATCAAGATCAGCGAAAAGGTGGATCTGGATGAAGTGACTGCAGCCATCGAAAGGAAGCTGGAAGACGAATTCGTCACAGCAGCGGAAGGGGTGTATAGCTGATGTATCATATGTTTCTGATCATGAATAATAAGGACTATGAAATCCCGGTCCTTCCTGAATCCCTTACCGTGAAATCGCCAGGTAAAAACGAAACGGCAACCATTGTCAAGCTGGGCGATGTGAATATACTTCGGAAAAAGGGCCTTCGCGAAATAACCTGGGAATCGCACTTCCCGGCCAATGACGCGCCCTATGTTACCGGAAGAAATGTCCTGGCGCCGATAGAATACGTCAGGGCCATACAAGAAGCCAGGGACGCAGAAAAGCCGATCCGCTTCCTGATCATAGGAACGGACCTGGATATCAATATACTGATGGGAATTGAGGACTTCACCTATGAAGAATATGGCGGCGAAGTCGGGGACATTTACTATGTTTTGAAACTGCGGGAATGGAAAGAGTATTCGGCCAAAAGGATCAGCCTTCCGGCACCGGCGGTCAAGGTGGCGGTCGTTGCACCTGTGGCCAGGTCCGGAAGTCCTCCGAAACCGCAGACAAAAACACACACGGTCGTGGCCGGTGATTCACTGTGGGCCATCGCTAAAAAGTATTACAACGATGGTTCACAGTACCCGAAGATCTACGAAGCCAACAAGGACACGATCGACAAAAGAAACAAGGGTACGGGGAACCCGAAATATACTATATATCCGGGGCAGGTGTTTAATATACCATGATGGATCTTCAAATCATGTATCAGAATAACGTCGATGGTTCTGCCTTTGATGTTTCGGAAATTGCAATGTCGCCGAAATGGACGACAAAGCGCACCGGGTCCCCCGCTTCCTTCGAATTCGAAGTGTTGAAGGATCAAGCTGTGATCTGGAAACACGGCGGCATTATTGCCGTAAAGAACGGAAATACCGGCGTATTTTACGGATATGTATTCAAGATAATCGAAACCGCAAATGGGGTCGTGAGAATAACAGCATATGATCAAACGCGGTACCTGAAAAACAAGGACACTTATGTTTTCACAGGAAAGCGCGCGGATCAAATAACCGCGTTGATCGCTGCAGACTTCGGCCTGAAAATCGGCACCCTTGAAAATACCGGATATGTGATCCCGTCCCTGGTGGAAGATAACAAGACACTGTTTGATATCATCCTGAAAGCCTTGGATCTGACACTGATCAATACAGGTCAAATGTTCTTCCTCTGGGACGATTACGGATCATTAAGAATTTCATCCTGCGCCGGTTCAAAATTGGATCTGCTGGTCGGCGATGAAAGTCTGGCCACAGATTACACATATACATCCGAAATTGATTCGGATACCTACAACAGAATAAAGCTGGTCCGCGATAATAAAGAAACCGGAAAGCGTGACGTGTATTTGTTCCAGGACAGTAACAATATAAAGTTCTGGGGAACGCTGCAGTATTTCGAAAAGGTCGATGAAAAAATGAATGCAGCGCAGATCACTGAAAGAGGAAACAGCCTTCTTACTTTGAAGAACAGGCCGCAAAGGACCTTTGAAGTGAAAGCACTATCGGATCTGTCCGTCAGGGCCGGTCGCGTTCTTTTTATCAGCTTCGCGGATATCGGCGTCAAACAGTTTTTCCTGATCGATGAAGCAAGTCACGATCTGGGAAAGGAAACAATGTCGTTAAAATTGAGGGTGATATAATGGGAATGCTTGAAACAATGAAGAAGATCGCACAACAGACAAGCGAAGCTGCCACACCGGCGGCTTTTATGTTCGGTACCGTGACAAAGATCGGGCCGGTTCAGATCCTGGTGGATAATCGCTTCTACATTGACGAAAGCGTTCTTGTTATCCCCAGGGAATTAAGGAAAGACGAAGTATACAGGACGCACACCCACAAGATACCTGGCCACACACACAGCGTTCCGGCCCATAATACCGGATCGGCCGGCGAAGATCCGCACAGTCATAGCGTACCGGCACAGACCACATCAGAAAAGGAACTGGAAACCGTTGAGGAAGTATATTCAGGGCTGCAGGTGGGTGATAAAGTCGTACTGCTTCGCAATTATGGCGGCCAGGAATACCTGGTCATAGGAAGGGTGTGATCACATGATACCAACAGCCGAAAAGGTTGTAATCGGCGAAGATTACGAAATCGTCGATGACAGCGAACAGCCTTCCAGGACTTACAGAATTGATTTTAAGACAGGGCGCGTCATAGGTTTTGTCGATGGATTGGAAGCAATGCGGCAGGCCATATTCAAGATCCTGCAGACAGAAAGGTTCGACTATCTGATCTATTCCTGGAACTATGGCGCGGAACTGAATGACATCGTCGGGATAGGATCCCAGGTGTTCGAAAGTGAAGTAAAGCGTCGTATCAAAGAAGCCTTAACATGGGATCGAAGGATCACCAATGTTACAGGCTTTAATTTTACCCGCAAAGACAAAAGGACCATGGTGGTCGAATTCACGGCAGAAACTATATTCGGCGATGTCCAGTCGGAAGTAGAGGTGATAACCAGTGTTTGAAGATATGACCTTTGAAAGAATCCTTAACAGGTGCCTTTCCCGTGTTCCTGCTTCGGTGGATAAACGTGAAGGTTCGATCATATACGACGCGATCGCACCGGCAGCGGCCGAACTGGCCGAAATGTATATTAACCTGGGGACGATCCTGGACAGGGCCTTCCCTGATACCGCGACGGGCCGGGACCTGACATTGAAGGCAATGGAACGCGGCATAAAAAGGCAACCGGCAACCTATGCACAGCGAAAAGGCGAATTCAAGGATCCTGATGGGAACCCAATGGACATTCCTATCGGCAGCCGCTTTTCAGGTGGTGACGTGAACTACACGGCCACGGCCAGAATCGAACCTGGTGTCTACAACATGGCTGCAGAAACCGCCGGGACCATAGGGAATATGTATTCCGGGAATCTTCTTCCGATTGACTTCATCGAAGGACTTGGATCCGCGATCCTGTCTGACGTTCTCATTCCTGGTGAGGAAGAAGAAAGCGACGACGATCTTCGGGCAAGATATTTCGAAAGCCTAAATATTCAGGCGTTCGGTGGGAACGTCCAGGACTACAAGGAAAAAACCAAAGGGATCAACGGTGTCGGCGGCGTCAAGGTTTACCCGGTATGGAATGGCGGCGGAACTGTCCGGCTGGCCATCGTAACCAGTGACTGGGGCGTTCCTTCCCCAACGCTGATCGAAACCGTTCAGGAAACCATCGATCCCATTGGAAACCAGGGTGTCGGCCTTGGAATTGCACCGATCGGCCATGTTGTAACGGTCGAAGGTGTAACTGCTGCGACGATAGACATTTCCAGCCAGATCACCCTTCAACCCGGTTATACCTGGGATTCAGTAAAGTCTGGAATAATCGCTGCTATATCGGAATACTTCACGGACCTGATCAAAGCCTGGGAAGACACTGACAATATAGTGGTGAGAATCAGCCAGATCGAAACGCGAACCCTTGACATTCCTGGTGTGCTTGACATCACCGGAACAAAGATCAATGGGAACGCTTCAAACCTTGTCCTGGGACCGGATGAAATACCAGTGCTGGGGGATGTAACAAATGAAACCGCTGGTTGATTACTGGCCACGTTATCTGCAGGAACTTCTGGAATTTAACCTGATCGCGCAAGCGGAACAGCCTGAATTCGATGTCGCAGCCGAAAAGGCGATCCGCGCGGCCGATGAATTATTCCTTGAAACTTTATCCCTGGACGGGGTGAAGCGCTGGGAAAAGATCATCGGTATAATTCCGAAGCCTGATGAAACGCTGGCATTCAGAAGAAAAAGGATCCTGAACATATACGGCGCGCAGCTTCCCTTCACGAAGCGATGGCTGGCCACGAAACTGGACACCATCATCGGTCCGGGGCTGTGGGAACTGATCATCGATGAACAGACATTCAAGTTCTATGTTCAGTCGGCCGAATCAAATCAGAACTTCGCAAATGAACTTCAAGAAACCATCGAAATGGTGAAACCGGCGAACATGGAATTTTTCTATGTTGTATGGATCTTTTATAAACTGCAGGTATCACCGAACTTCCGGTCATACCTGTATTCATTCCTGGAAAGCGGTCCGGAAGTCTGCGGAACACAGTATTCAGAAGCAACGATTGGCCGCTTGATAAAGCAGGACGTCGCAGCGTCTGGGATATTTAACGCTTATGTGACCGCGTTTCCGGAATGTGGCCCGGAAGTCTGCGGGACCATCAATACAGCTTAAAGAAAGGAGGAATCCAGATGGCGTTCTTCACATCGACGTTTTTGGCGGCCAGAAGAAAGGAATGGCTTGACAAAATCGCAAAAGCGCAGTACAGAATCGGATCCACATGGTATGACGGGGTGATCACGTCCCGTGAAGTGGTCGGGAATAGCATTGTGATCATGGTGTCTGTGACAGATCCCGTGTCCACAGCGTCCACTATCGTCGAAAGCAGACTGATTGACGTGGGCGGGAATGTGGCAGGCAGCAGGACGGAAAATATCCTGAAAAATGTCAACCAGGGTGTTCTTCTCAAATATGAATTCCCGATCAACGAAGTTTAAGGAGGTGCAGCAGTAAATGGCAAATGAAAAATCCTACATTCCAACGCAGTGGAAAGACCAGGTGAAGGATGGCAGCACAATTATTCAGCCGGGAACACCCATGAACGCGCAGAATTTCAACAACATGGAACACGGTATCCTGGCAAATGACGCCCTGGCCGCAGTTCTTGCACAGGTCCAGCGCCAGGCGATGTTATCCGGGGCCGAATTCGAAGTCGAATCCGGATCCGCCACTATTTCACCGGCAAACACTGACAACACCATTTCCATCGTGAAGTTAAGGAACAGGACCACTTACAACGTCACCGTTGAAGTGAATTCTGTGTCCGGCGGAACTGTTGGTGACATAATCATCAGCGGCAAGCAGGCCAACGGCTTCAAGGTGAAATATACCGGAACCGCAACGTCCGTCACCATCAGATATCACGTTCAAGGGGGCATGGTGTAAATGGCAAACATAATCATCAAATCTGACGAAAGGAAGGCCCAGGAAGCGAAGATTCTTCGCGACTTCGGCTATGATCCCAGGTCAGCTTCCAAAGAGATCAGGGAATATGCCGACGCCACGGCACAAAGAAGCCGTGAAGCAATCAAAGAAATGGAGGGTAAGAGGAAATGAATATAATCCATAAAAATGAAGGCCAGAAAATCGCCTTTAATGTTGAAGGCACAAGGATATTCTTCCGTGATGAATTGATGTTGGACCTTTCGAAATATGAAAGGGACTACGATGTGGAAATTGACATCTGCCAGGACGATGATCAGATCCTGATCGCTGGCCTGTCGAAGTATTACGTCGCAAATATCATCATTCCGGCCAGACAGTACCAGGACCCTGAAAAGACGGTTCCCGTTCCTTTCAGCATGGATAATGTGACGCTGGTTCTGTGGGCGCTTGTGGAGGTGGAATAATGGCAAATTATGATGATCTTAAAGTCGCGGTCGAAGCCTTGACTGGTGGAAATAACTCCGTCATATTCGACGTTGACGGGTACCCTTCCATCGTTGTCAGGTTCGATAAAAAGCAGATCGCGGACCTGATCACGGACGGAAGCGCCAGCACACACCCAGCGTTCATCGTGAACGGTGTTGAAGTTCCGGCGATCTACATCAGCAAATATCAGAACTTCGTTATGAACGGGAAAGCGTACAGTCTTCCTTTCAAGGATCCAGCGGTCAGCGTAAACTTTGATCAGGCGAAGCAATACTGCGAAGCAAAAGGCGCTGGCCATCATCTGATGACAAATGCCGAATGGGCAGCCATTGCCTTGTGGTGCCGTAAAAACAATTGTATGCCGCGCGGCAATAACAACTATGGCAAGGATCACAGCGCAGCATGGGAAAAAGGAATTGTAACATACAGGTACGACGATGGCGGCATCACACGCGATGGCCGTGTGGCCACAGGTTCCGGGCCTGTTTCCTGGTCCCACGATGGAACACCTGCAGGTATATGGGACCTGAATGGAAATGTTTATGAATGGGTTGGTGGATATAGAACCCTGGATGGTGAAATTCATATCATTCCAGACAACAACGCTGCAGCACAGGTCGATCAGGGCCTTAACAGTACATTGTGGAAGGCTATTCTGGAAAACGGATCCCTTGTCGATCCTGGCACTGTTGACACATTGAAATGGGACTATTTATCAAAGCCATCAGGAAGTTCCGGCTTCGCATTCAGACTTGTAAAGAATATTACAAATCGTCCTGACGATGATGGCCCATATGGTTCAAACAGCTTCGCTGCACTGGCTGCCATTGAAGGCCTAACGGTACCGGAAATATTAAAAGCATTGGCGATCATGCCTGCTGACAGTGGTGATCACGGCGGTGATTATTTCTATATGAGAAATCGCGGTGAGCGGCTTGGCTGTCGCGGCGGCGGCTGGTTCTTCACGTCGAGCGCTGGGGTGTTCTTTCTGGACGGCAGCCACGCGCGGTCGAACTCGTCCCGCAGCATCGGGTTCCGCTCCGCTTTTATTCCGGGAATCTGATATCTGGTAATCTGGAAATCTGATCTGGGCGGCGTCATGCCGCCCTGACATTTTGGAGGTTGACGCATTGGATAATCTGAAAATCTGGCAGAAGACATATGACATGATCAAGTATGGAAACCAGTGCATAATTCAGTTCCCAAAAGCTGAAAGGTATGCCCTGGGATCCGAAATAAAGCAATCAATGTATAAAATTCTGCGGCTCATAGTCGTGGCAAATAAAAGCAGAAATAAAAAGCCTATTCTTTATGAAATAGACGTCGAACTTGATGTCATTCGGACTTTCATTCGCCTGGCAGCCGATAAAGACATGAAGTATCTTCCCCTGCGAAAATATGAGAACTGGGGGAAAATGCTGAATGAGATCGGCAAAATGCTTGGTGGATGGATGAAAACAACCCAGTAAGGACACCGCGGGGTACATGTCGAATAAAAGCGGCTTGGCTATCGCGGCGGCAACTGGAACAACACGTCGAACGCTGGGGTGTTCTATCTGAACGGCAACAACGCGCGGTCGAACTCGAACCACAACATCGGGTTCCGCTCCGCTCTGACCTTAAATGCCAGAAATCTATTGCCTAACGGGCAAAGATCCGCGCGTAAGGTACAAAGGGACATGTATCCCTGCTCCCGGCGACACCGGGAAGCAAAAGAATGAATTGCCGTGAAGGCTGCTTGTAAAATTGATGAAGGCTGTCACGCACGGCGTTGGGGGTAAAGGATGAAGACATTACGCAACATTTATCCAGCGATCTATGACTTTGACAACTTATATCAAGCATACCTGGAAGCCAGAAAAGCCAAAAGATACCGCCAGGATGTTCTGCAGTTCACCATGAACCTGGAAGAAAACCTGATCCAGATCCAGAACGAACTGATTTACAAGACGTACAAAGTCGGACGATATCGCGAATTTTATGTGACTGAACCAAAGAAAAGGCTGATCATGGCCCTGCAGTTCAAAGACAGGATCGTTCAGTGGGCCATTTACAGGCACCTGAATCCTTTTTATGATAAACAGTTCATATATGACAGCTATGGCTGCAGGATCGGAAAAGGGACGCATAACGCGGCGAACCGTCTTGAATACTGGCTGCGGCAGGTCAACCGGCGCGACAAGAAATATTATTTCTTGAAGCTGGACATCAGCAAATATTTCTACCGGATAGATCATGAAGTCCTGATCAGGATCCTGGAAAAGCGGATCAATGATCCGGACCTTATGTGGCTGCTATCCACTATCATCAACAGTGAAGACACAGCGTTCGGGCTTCCGGCCGGTGTCAGTCCTGATGACTGCCCGAAAGAAGAAAGGCTGTTTGACAAGGGAATGCCGATCGGGAACCTGACCAGTCAACTGTTCGCTAATATCTATCTGAACGAATTGGACCAGTACGCAAAGAACGAACTGCGGCTGCACTATTACATCAGGTATATGGACGATGTGATCATCCTTCATGATGACAAGGCATTCCTTCATGAAGTAAAGGACCGGATCGAAATATTCCTGAACGAAAAGCTGCGCCTGGATCTTAATGCGAAGACATGTATCCGGCCAATAAAGGACGGCGTGGAATTCGTCGGCTTCCGGATATGGCCAACGCATAGGAAACTGAAAAAGACCACGGCAAAGAAGGTCAAAACCCGCCTGAAATACCTGATCAAAGCTGTGGCCGAAGGCAAAGAAGATCCAGGAATGTTACAGCGCAGCATTGCTTCGTATAAAGGCATACTGGAACATTTCAACAGTTACGGGTTCAGACAAAGCCTGAACCAAATGTTTAAGAATAGGGGTGATCAATGAAAAATGGACAGCGCAGCAATTTACACCTTGATCGGTGTGACGGGAACGGTGTGCGGAATTATCTTCGGGTACATTGGATATAAAAAAGGGCTTCAAAAGGAATCATCCGAAAATGGCCGTGAAGCCGGTGCGTTGAAGGCTGACATGGAGTACATAAAACGCAGGATTGATGACGTTCTGCTGGAACAGAAGGACACGAACAAATCCGTCAATGCCCTGGCCGAAAGGGTGTCCAAAGTCGAAGAATCCGCAAAACAGGCACACAAGAGAATTGACAGAATCGAAAGGGGGTTCGGTGGCAACGATGAGTAAGCGAAAAAGAAAAAAGTGGGCGTTTTCAAAGATCATATTCATAGGAATATCCGCAATGACCATTTCTGTGGTCATTTTTTCATGCCGGATGATCTACATTACCGGCGATCTTTCACCGCTTGCGTATCTTATTCCTTCCATCTTCGCTGAACTTGCCACTGCAACCGGGTTTTATTATCGCAAAGCGGAGAAGGAAAACACGAAGGGCGGGATCGTGTATGACGCAGCGATGGCTGAACAAGTAAATAACGGGACTTTCCCGGAATAGGAGGTAATCCATAAATGAACCTGAAAACTTTATTTCTGACAAATAACGATTGTTACAAATCGGGGAAAAG